TTTGCAGAAGGGGCTTCGCATTATTGAGTTTGAGCACCTTGCCGCCGGCACAAAGTTTGATCCTGCCGCCTACGCTGTGGCGAAGGCGCCGGATGGCAAGTTTATTCTTGAGCCTGAAAAAGTGCCGACGCTGCGCCTGATGGATGCGGTAAAGCGCGGGTATGACGAAATCGTTGAAGGCTACCGCAACGATGTTGGAGTTCTTCAATTGGACCAATACGGGCGAGCCGTAAACAACGCGCGGGCAGCGTATCGTAATGAACTCGTTGATATGTATCCCCGCTATGGCGGCGCGCTCAAGGCGTGGTCGGGACCGTCTGAGGCGCTTGACGCAATGGCGCTAGGCAAAAGGGTGTTGACGGGCGAGGCAGATGAGACCGCTCAAGTCATCGCAAAAATGTCTCCATCCGAAAAAGACATGTTCCGCATCGGCGTATCCCGCGCCCTAATCGATCGCGTGAAGAACACCGGGGACACGCGCGACTTGTCCGCCGTTCAGAACATTTGGGGCAGTCAAGGCGTGCGCGAACGGGTGGCGGCGGCGTTCGATGATCCGAAGGACTTCGAGCGGTTTAGTGACTTCATGAAGAACGAGCTTACCATGGCCAAAACGAACGCCATGGTGAACCCGCGCGCCGGCTCGCAGACCACGCCGCTTGCTCAGTTTGCGGCAGACGGCCAATCCGCCCCGCCTGGCACCCTGTTTAACGCCATGCTGTCCGCAGCCCGTGGCGACATGCTGGGGGTGGGCGCCAACGTCCTACGGCCCTACACGCGCGGAGAACCGGACGTGTCTGCGCTGGCGGGAGAGATCGCGCCCTATTTGTTTAGCATGAAAGCGGGCGACCGCGCCCGGCTGCTGGATGCGTTGCAAAAGCGCCAGCTTCGCGACCAATCGACGCAGGGTATGTCTCGGCGCCTAGGCGATGCGCTATTGCGCGGCGGCACGGTTGGCGCCGTGCAAGTCGAAAACTAGCGGTCAAGCGCAATGGCAATCAAGAACACGATAAACAGGCCCATGGCCAGATACAGGAGTATCATCTAGTGTCTCGCAACGGCGCCGGAAGCTACACCCTCCCCGCCCCATATCCATCGGGCTTCGCGAACGGCACGACCATCGACGCGCCGACGATGAACACCGTGTTTACCGACCTCCAAACCGCCATGACCGCCAGCACGGCAGCGGACGGGCAAACGCCAATCGCGGGCAATTGGGACTGGAAGGGCTACACGCTCACGGGGGTAAGCACCCTCAGCGCCACGGCGGCGGCGTTCACCAACGTTAGCACATCCGGCGCCGTCACGGTGGGCAACGGTTTTGTCGTGACGAAAGGCGGCGCCACGGTGACGGCGGGTGGGCTGACGGTCACGGCCGGCGGGGCGACGATTACGGCGGGCGGCGTGACGGTGGTAGCCGGTGGCGCGGCGGTGACGGGCAACAGCACCGTGACCGGCACCATGACCGTAAGCGATGCCGTGACGGTAACGAAGGGCGGCGCCGCGATTACGGGCAACAGCACCGTAACCGGCACCCTGACAGTTACCAGCACCATCGGCGCGGCGGCAGGCACAAAGGCGGGCCTCGCGGTCATCTTTGACCAATTCCCCGCCACGCTGGCCAGTCCTGGCGGCATCACGCTTCCGTCTGGGCTGATCCTGAAATGGGGAACCGGCACCTACACCGCAGGCACCGGCACCGTAACCTTCGCGGTCAATTTCCCCACGGCGCTGCTCAACGTGCAATGCACCCTGACGACCGCCGGCGCGGCGCATGCATCGTGGCCGCCTGGCCCGTCGCCCGCGTCTTACGCAGTTTCCGGCTTCACGGTTTACGGCGGCACGGGCCAAAACGGAACGTTCTCTTGGTTGGCGTTGGGGCATTAATAATGCGTCAATGTAACGCAAATGTGATGTTTTCGCCTGTAGGTTGTGGAAGTGCTGAGGGTTTTGTCCGATGAATGACGCCGTTGACCACGGGACAATGCAAGCGGTGTATGAGCGCCTCACTCGCCTGGAAGAGCGTGGCGCCGCACGAGACGAGCGGATGCATCGCATGGAACAGGCGCTTGAACGGCTGACGGAACACATGGAGGCGGTTGCCGCCGATGTGCGCGCAGCCAAAACGGGCCTTCGCGTGGGGCTGTGGATTGCCTCAACCGTTCTCCCATCCCTCAGCGCGGGCGTTACGTGGTTGTCTATGCATCTGTGGGGTAAGTGACATGGAATACGTAATCTCCCGCCTTCGTGAGCCTTCCACCTACGCCGGCATGGCCGCGCTTGTGGCGGCGTTTGGCCTGGCCGTGCCGACTGAGTGGGTGCAGGCGCTGTCCGCCCTCGGCGTGGCCGTGGGCGGAGTGCTGGCGATTGTGCTGCGGGAGCGGCAGGGCTAAAGCCCCTCCGCCTTGGCGCGGGCTAGGGCGGCGCGGGCCTCGGTCAAAGCTTCTTCAGTGGGCATGCGGATAGTCTGCCATCCGGCGCTAATCGGCGTGCCGTCCATGAACGTGTGCGCGTCTTTCCACACGCTGCCAGCCATCAACCCATCCAACGCCTCCACCAGCGCCCGCACGGTGTCGGGGGTGGCGACGGAGCCAATGTAGAGATACTTTCGCCCGCCGTCGCGATTGATATGCGCGCTATCTATGTCCCATGCCCCATTGAGACCGTTATCCGCCTGCCAATAAGCAATAAATTCATCGCCTGGGGCGTAAGCGTGCCAGCGCACCCAATGCCACCCATCCACGCCGCGCAGTTCCTCCGGCGGCTCGCATCGCGCGCTCATACCCCGACCTCCGTCAGCGGGAGGCGGGTGGTGGTAGGGATGGGCGGCAGCGGTGTCCACCCAATCGGCGTGGTCTTACCCCATTGAAGCAACCACGCAGTTCCGTCAGAACAGATTGCGTATTCCAGGCACACGTCATCAGCGTCGCGGCCCGTCACCATGCTGACGATTTTGCGCACCTCCCCCGCAGGCGCGGGATCGGGGGGCAGGGCGTCGAGGGCGGTGATGGCGTCATCGGTCTGCCGGCGAGCCTCATCCCATTCCCGCACCGTGAAATGGCCATCGCGCCGCCGCCGTTCTTCCCGCGCAGCATCCGCCACGGCCTCTAGGGCCTTCTGTCGTTCGGGTGTCATTACACATTTTCCCCAGCAACCGCCGTCCGTTCCCGGGCGGCTTCCATCATGTCGGTCAACCGCTGCAACATCCCGTTCCGCGCCACGTCCAGCGCCCGCACCACGTCATCGCGCTGGCCGATGGCGGCGACAGCCTCCCACGTGTCGGCGGCGCGCAACTCCACCTCCAGCGCGTCAAGAAACTGGCCCAAGGTGCGCTTGGGCTCGGCGGGCGGCTCCACGACCTCGGCGCGGCCTTCGATGGTGGGGCCGGGGTGCGACGGCTGCGGCACGTCCATTTCCTCCGGCGCATAGACGCCAAGCATCACCTCGGGGCAGAAGCGCCGCGCCCAAATGCGCGTGCCGGCATAGGCCAATTGCTGGTCGGGCTGCTTGGTCCAAAGCTGGTTGTTCGTTTTCACATCGGCCAGCCGCACATCAAGCGCGCGGGGCGCCGTCTCGCCGGCCAGCGTGGCGGACACGCGCACCAGCCGGGCCGCGCCTTCGCCGCTGTAGTCGTAGGCGAGGCGGGTTGCCAGCGCCCCGGACGTGTGCAGCGCGGCGGCAACAAGCTTGCCTTCAAACATGAGCTTGCCTTGGATGACGCTGGTGGACTGCGCCACGGCGAACGGAGACATGCCCCAACGGGACGCCTGTTCGATCACCATTAGGCAGTCGCCGGGGCTGCCCTGCAAGTGGCCGGGCACCAGCTTGCCGCGCGCCATCATTTCGGCCAGCCTCACGGCCTGATCCATGGACTGCGGCACCAACGCGTTGCCGGCGGGGGTGGTGGTGGTGAGGCTCATGTTACTTGCTCCTTATGGTCAGCGTCGGCATGCCATTCGCCAGTTCTGCCCCGGCAATGGGGACGCCTTCACTCAGCAGTTGTTTCGTTTTCGTCTTGTCGATTTCCCGCACCGTGCGGAAACATTCATCCGGCAGCGCCGCTTCGTCCGTGATAATCACGCCGGGGCGCCCTTGAGATACGGAAACCGTAAACTCCGGGTGCTTCCACTTGCTGACCCCTGCCGCCTCCATCGCGGTAAACAGCAGCCCGCGCATTGTCTCCGCCCGGCGCTTGGCGCGATCCTTGCGCGCGGCTAGGCCGGCGACACGTTCGGCGATGGCGTCTGCCTCCGCTTCGGCCTCGCCCACGGCGCGGACCAGCAGGGTGACGATCCGGTGCGCGTCTGGCACGTCCTCTTCGATGGCGGCCAGCAACGCGGCTTCGTCGGTGTCGCCGCTGGCCGTGAGTTCGTTCACGCGGACGCGGATGGCGCTGGTGACGATGGCGATTTCTAGGGTGTTCATGGGGTTCCTTGCGTTGCGTGGCGCTAAGATGCGATGCGCAGCGATGCGTAAAGGCGCGGCGCGTTGTGGCGAGAAGCGTGGCGGAGCGCGGCGGAAAGTCGCAAAGCGAAGTTACCCAACCGCGCCGATCTGCTGGGCAAACCGGCGCATCGTGATCCCCACCGGCTCGGCCTTGGCCTCGGGGCTGGCGGCGGTAACTTGTTTGTCCGTGGTGATGTGGCGCACCAGCGCCATCGCGTTGACCTCGGCGTAGGCCTTGCGCTTGGCATCGTCGGGCATGTCGTTCGCAGACTGGATCGCGGCAATGATCGCGTCGGCGGCGCGCTTGGCGCTGCGGCGGATGCGGCCCCGCGTGTGGGCGCCCAGCATGTGGGCGTCTTGCGGCTGCATCCGCATGTAGCCGGTGCCGCGCACGCTGCCAAAGATGGCGCCGGTTTCGCGCGTGGCGACCTGCATGGCGCGGATGGCGAGATACCGGCGCTCCGCGATGCTGCGGCCGATGGCCTGCGACATGGCGGCATAGGTGACGGTGCCGCCAACCGGCGTGGCCGCGAACAGGTCGGCCAGGGCGCGGCATTCAGCGGAGAGGGATTGCGTGACGTTCATTGCGGGTTCCTTGTGAAGGGACGTTGCGGTGAGTGGCGTAGCGTGGCGGTGCGCGGCGTGTCATGGCGCGGAGTTGAGGTGTGTTGCGATGCGTGGGAAACGGGAGACAAACGAATCGTTGCGTTGCGTTGCGGAGCGTTGCGCCGAGATGCGGGGCGAAGCGTGGCGTGGCGATTACGCTGCAAGCTGGCGGTTATCCTGCCACTTGATTTCTTCGATCTTGAACCGGCCGTTCGTGCCGCCCTTCTCCGGGCGGAACCGGCCCACGCCGATGAACATTCCGGCCATCGTCAACATTTCGCGAAAGATATCCTCGCTGATGATCGGATCAAGAATGATCACATCGAACGTCGCGGACCACTTCGGCATTACCGGAAACTTGCGGGGCACGCGCTTGCCGGAACCCCGGATGCCATCAGCGTTCGCGCTGATGGTCACAGCGTCCACGGTGGCGGGGTCGATGTTCAGCGCCGGATCATCCAGCAGCGTAATCCCGGCCGTGAATTTTGCCGTCCACGTCGCCTTGCCCTGGCCGGGAATCTGGCGCTTGGAATACTTGGCCGCGCTGGCGATGGCCTGGTGCAGCCCGTGCGCGGGGATCACGACCGTCTGCTTGCCGTCCCGCTCGGAGACGTTCAGCTTGGAGCGCCACGTGCGCTTATCGTAATCGTCGGGGCGTTCCCCTTCAAGTTTCGGTTCGTCGTGCTGCCGCGACTGGCTCAACGGCGTGATGCCGACGATGCGGACGGTGGCGATGCTGGTATTCATGTGTGATTCCTTGCGTTGTGTCGCGTTGCGCAGCGTGGTGCGGCGGAGCGCTGAGTTGCGGGGCGGCGTGTGCTGAAAGGCACAAACGAATCGTTGCGTTGCGTTGCGGCGCGATGCGTGGCGTGGCACAGCGGGGCGAGGCGGCGCGGTGTTATCCAAACACCCGCCACCAGCGGCGGGGCGGCTGGGAAGGTGGGGGCTGCGCTTCCTCGGCAAGTTGGTCGGCCACGTCTTCGATGGCGAACACTAGGCAGCGCAGCCCCCACCGCTGGTCGTCGTTCAGGCGCTGGTATTCCCCGGCCACAAGCGCGCCATCCAACTGCGCGGCC